GGTGGAGTGATGAATCATGAAACTATTGAAAGTATAAGTAAAAGAAAGAAACCATTTACAGTTGACTATACTGGTTTCGGATGGTTATTAATTAAGAAAGGTGTCTTTGAACACAAAGATATGCCTTATCCTTGGTTTGCTCCAAAGATGCAGGTATTTGAATCTGGAGAAGTTCAAGATATGTGCGGTGAAGATGTATCATTCTGCCTCGATGCAAAAGAAGCAGGATTTGAAATCTGGTGTGACCCATTGGTTAGAGTTGGACACGAGAAGACAAGAGTGATATGATGGCAGTAATTACAATACTGGTGATTATATTCATTCTGATTTTGATGTTACAGTATTATAATCCACATCATTAACGGAGTTGATATGGGAGCACATACAGGATTTACAATTATACTATGGGTCGCAATCGGACTTTTTGTATTCAATCAATGGGAAAACAGGAAAAAGAAAAGAAAGTAGGAGAGCGTTACAACGTTCTCCGACAGGGCAAGGTCATCTTCTGGAACGTATCAGAATCAGAAATGTTTGACATTATGGAAGACCTTGCAGTTGAGTGCTATTATAATAAGACACTCACATCAAAAGATATCACTTATGAACCTTATATTGAGGAACCTTTAAACAATGGCTAAAAGATCAGGAATGATGGGCAGTACTTATATTACTGAGTCAAAACCCAAAAAAACTCGTCAAGGGCGGGGAAAACACTCGAAATACTCCGCAACGTCCCGTAACTCGGCTCGTAAAAGATACAGGGGGCAGGGTCGTTAATGTCTTGCCTACTTACGAATTTACCCACTATGAAAGTCTGGGTAAGAAAAGAGTATTTAAGAGATTTGAAAGACGGACACGGTGAGTTCGTTGAAGGAATATGGGTTGCTGCGAAAAGTATACCTGGTCGTGCTTACTACTTTGAGACTTATTTACCCGAATATGGTGCGATTTTTGATAAGTTGCCCATTAGTGCTTTTGTTTCATCTCCAAAGACACCAGACCCCGACTTGGATTTACCAAATCTACAGTTCTGGAACTGTATGGACTATAATGTAACCACGATTGTGAAGAGTATTGTCGCTTCAATGGAGTGGGAATGTCGTACAAGACACTTTGGGTCAATCAAAGGACAGTATATTTGCACTCTTGACAACTATCACGGGTCTTTAGACGAAGTTGATGCGAGTTGTAGTGAGATTCCAGACGAGCATAAGTCATTTAATCTAATTGAATTGGAAAATGGACAGTATGCACTGTATCCAAACAACCGTTGTCGTGTCTATGATATCTCAATGACACCTCAAGATGCTAAAATGCCTGATTTCAAGGTATCAACTCAATATTATCAAGTTGAAAATGGTGTCAAGTGGGGTCGTCTAGGTGATTGTGACGATTATTTCTGGACAACACCCGATGAAAGAGGAAAGAAATAGATATATTTTACATTGGATAGGTCAAATATCCAAAATTAGACCAGAATTAGGTAATTTTAGCATCTGTCCTTATGCGTCAGGTGCTAATTTTAGTATTCAAGAAGAAAAATTATATCGAATCGTGCCAAATTCTGATTTTGACGTTATAATTTACATAGTCGAAGATAATATTGACGCAGATTTTCTTTATGATGCAGTTGATGACTACAATCACAACTATCCTGACTTCAAATTCATTGCAGATCACGGAAAAACCAAGACATACATACAAGGAATCCAAACAAGTAATGGAAAATACAACTTAGTGTTGTGTCAACCAAGAAAAGAACTCACTGACGCAAGAAAAAAACTTGCAAAAACCAATTATTACGATTATTGGGACAAAAATTACCTTAAAGAGGTCTTAGAAGACGATTACAAAGTCGTTGAAATTCACATTGAACCAGAATTAGGATGAAACACGTAAAAAATGCTCACATGGGTACACATTTACTCGTTGAAGTGTATAATGTACCCTTTGAGAAGTTAAATGATGCGGAAAAAATCGAACAAGTGTGCGTTGATGCCTGTAAAATTGAAGGAGTTAAGGTTTTAAACACTCATACGCATCAATTTGACCCTTATGGAGTGACTGTCAATCTAACTTTAGGTGAAAGTCACCTTTCTTGTCATACTTGGCCAGAAAAAAACTGTGTTGCGTTCGATATTTTTACTTGTGGAGCGAAAAATCCACGTTGTGTCGCCTTTTGGGTGCTTGAATACTTTGATAGTAATGATTATGTGATGAATGATTATGCAAGATAGGGTATAAATAAATCTAAAAGATTAAATAATGGGGATTCAACGCAGTTCAAGAGCATTTAAGGATATTAGTTTGTCTTTTACACCACATCCAGTGACGAAAGACCTTCCTGTGCTTATTAATGAGCGAGCTATCGTGAGATCTGTGAGAAATTTAGTAGAAACTATCCCGACAGAGAGATTTTTTGATTCTCTTTTAGGTACAGATATAAGAGAATCACTATTTGAAAACTATACTCGTGGACAAGTTGTAATTATTGAAGATCAAGTACGTGAAACTCTTAAAAGATTTGAACCTAGAGTTGATAATGTAGGAGTTGAAGTTGATGCTAACCCAGATGATAACAATCTGAACGTAAAAGTCTTTTTTGATATTGTTGGATTAGAATCCGCACCTCAATTTTTCTCTTTTATATTAGAACCTACGAGATAATATGCCCTTTACACAGTTTTCAAGTTTAGACTTTGACGAAATCAAAGCACAAATAAAAGATTTTTTACGTTCAAACTCAAATTTTACAGATTTTGATTTTGAAGGTTCAAACTTCTCTGTTATTATTGATACTTTAGCGTATAACACGTATATTAATGCATTTAATGCAAACTTGTTAGCGAATGAATCATTCTTAGACTCGGCAACCATAAGAGAGAATGTAGTATCATTGGCAAGAAATATTGGATATGTACCCCGTTCAAGAACTGCTGCAACAGCAACTGTAAGAATAAGTGATATAAACGTAGGTGCAACAAGCGATTCAACAACAAAGTTTCTTACTCTTCGTGCTGGACTTGTTTGTGTGGGTGCATCAGAGAATACAACATATCGTTTTTCTTTACCAGATAATATTACTTCAACCAGAATAAAGGATATTGGTGGAACTTCCTTTGCACAATTCGATGATCCAATCACAATTTATGAAGGAACTTTTCTATCAAGGACATATAGATCAAGTTCATCAGTAGATCAAAGATTTATTATTGGCAGTCCTGGTATTGATAGTTCAACAATAAGAGTATTTGTCTCTGGTCCAAATGACACATCTCTAGGTCGTCAATATCGAATGATTGATAATATATTGAATATAGATAAAAACTCCGAAATATTTCTTTCACAAGAAGTTCAAGATGAAAAATACGAAATAATGTTTGGTGACGGATTGTTTGGACGTAAGTTAGAGAACAATTCAGTGATAACTGTAAGATATATTGTAACTGATGGTTCAACAGGAAACGGAGCTTCTAATTTTAGTTTCCAAGGTACGTTTACTAAAAGTGATGGAACTATCTTTACACCTACTGATAGTGTAAGTGTGACTACAGTTACAAACGCTTCTAATGGTGCTGAAGTTGAAGATGTGTCTTCTATTAAGTACTTTGCTCCAAGACTCTACTCAGCACAATATAGAGCAGTTACACCAAGAGATTATGAAGCGATAATTGGTACAATTTTCCCTCAAACCGAGTCAGTTGCAGTTGTTGGTGGAGAGGAGTTAGATCCACCACAATTTGGAAAAGTTCAAATTAGTATCAAACCTAAAAATGGTACTTTCGTATCTGATTTTGATAAATCACAAATTAAAAATAGATTAAAGAATTACTCTATCGCTGGTATTAATTCTGAAATAGTAGACTTAAAAGTACTATATGTGGAGATAGATACAAATGTGTATTATAACTCTGCACAAATAAGTTCAGCATCTGATTTAAGAACTAGAATAGTAAATGGATTAAATGGATATGCTGGTAATGTAGAGATTAATAAATTTGGTGGAAGGTTTAAATATAGTAAAGTTATCACCCTTATTGATCGAATTGATAATGGTATAACATCTAATATTACTAAAGTTATTATAAGAAGAGATTTGAAGGCATTACTGAACCAGTTTGCACAATATGAATTATGTTTTGGTAATCGTTTCAATATCAATCCTGCTGGTTATAACATTAAGAGCACAGGATTCACAATTCAAGGATTCTCAGATACTGCATATCTTACAGATGTTCCAAATAAAAATATATCTGGTAATTTAGATGGCAGTCATATGGGTACATTATCAGTAGTTACTAAGAATAATCGTAATGAACAACGAGTTATTGTTAAAGATGCTGGTGTTGTTGATTATAAAAAGGGTGAAGTAATTTTGAATACTATTAATATTACTTCAACAGTAAATGAAAATAATATTATTGAGGTTCAGGCATTCCCAGAATCAAATGATGTTGTGGGTTTAAAAGATCTATACCTGAGTTTTGATGTATCGAAGAGTACAATAAATACTATTAAGGATGTAATTGCTTCGGGTGAAGATGTTTCAGGTGTTGTATTCCAAAGAGATTTTTATACATCAAGTTACTCTAATGGAGATTTAGAGAGGAAATAATTTATGCCACACATTGACAAAAGAATACAAGTCAATACAATTATTGAAAATCAGTTACCAGAGTATGTGGTATCTGATTTTCCTAATGCAATAGAGTTTTTAAAACAATATTATATTTCTCAAGAGTTTCAAGGTGGAGCGAGTGATATAATCAATAATTTTGATCAATATCTTAAAGTTGATAATCTTGTTCCTGAAGTTGTAGTTGGTCTAACATCAATTACAGCAGATGTAAGTTCTTCTGATACTGTAATCACAGTCCCAAGTACAAAGGGTTTTCCTGCAGAATATGGATTACTTAAAATTAATGATGAAATAATATCATACACAGGTATTACAACAAATACCTTTACAGGTTGTATTCGTGGATTTAGTGGTATATCTGGTTATAATGTTGGTGTGTCATCTTCATTATTAGAAATAAATCGTGAAAGTCTAGAATTCAATGAGACAATTGCAAAATCACACAAAACTGGAGATAATGTAAAGAACTTATCTGTTCTATTCATACAAGAGTTCTTCAAAAAAATGAAGAAAACTTTCTTGCCTGGTTTAGAAGATAATGAATTATCCGAAAAATTAGATGTAGGCAACTTTGTAAAGTTTGCCCGTTCTTTTTATCAATCTAAAGGTGTAGAAGAATCAATAAGAATTTTATTTAAAGTATTGTATGGAGTTGAATCTAGAATACTTGACCTTGAGGGAAATTTAATAAAACCATCTGATGCTGAATTTATACGTCGTGAAGTTGTCGTAGCTGACTTAATTACACCAAATGGAGAACCTCAGAACCTAACTGGACAAACAATATTTAAATCTACTGATACTGCAACTAATGCATCTGTATCAGAAGTTGAAATTATAAAGAGAGAGGGAAAAAATTATTATAAAATTGCATTATTTGTTGGATTTAGTGACAGAGATTTAATCGAAGGTGTATTTACAGTACCAGGTAACACAAAAGTTGTTGGAGGAGCAGTTGCAGGTGCAACAATAATCGATGTTGACTCAACTGTAGGTTTTGGAACTACAGGAACAATCATTAGTGGTGCTAACTCACACATTGATTATACATCTAAATCAATCAATCAATTCTTTGGTTGCACTGGAGTTGGAGTTGGAATCGGTACAGCAGACGATATTAGAGCAGATGAAACAGTATTTGGATATGAAAACGGGGATTTATCTAAAAGGGTTGATTTAAGAATTACTGGTGTTCTATCTGAATTAGTACCAATTACAGATATAACTCTAATTAATGAACAAGAAAATTTATTTGTCAAGAATATTGGTGAAAAAATAGAAAATGATAACAAAAATTATAAACAAATATTTGCAAACTCTTGGATTTACAATACTGGTTCAAGATTTCAAGTTGAAATTAGCGGTTCAACATTTAAGTTTAGAACGATACTTGATAAATCTTCATTGAAAGTTGGTGATAGATTTGAGATTCTGAAAAGAAATGAGCAAACTATTGTTGGTGGTGGAACAGTTGGCAGTATAGATGTTACATTAAATCAAATAAATGCAATCAACATCGCTGGTTTTACACAAGACCCAAATCAATTATATGATATTCGTAGAGTTGTAGAAAAAGTTACAAGTTCTGGTGTACCGCTTGATAAAGGTAATAATACAATAATCGCTGATACTTTGAATGTTTATGTAGATGGTAATGAAGATGGATATGCAGCATCGAACTCTTTACCAAGTTATAATATTACTTCAAATATTATTGAGGAAACTTTAATTGGTGGAACTGCAGCAGGTTTGGATGGTTTTAGTAATTTAAATGAAAGATATAGTTTTATTAACTTCCCTCTCTCCAGAAGTGTAAAATTTATACAGGGTGATGAAATTGTATATCAACCAGAGGGAGAACCATTTGTAGGATTGGATACTGGTCGTACATATTTCGTAGATCCTGTCATACCCAGTGATCCAAATCAAGATATTACAAAGATAAGAATATTTAATTCAAATGCACAGATTGGGACAGCAAGCACAGTTCAAGTTGGTCCTACCACATCAACAACTGATGTTCATAGATTTATATTAAAAAGACATAGTTCTAGAGTATTAGATGCAGATAAGATATTAAGAAAGTTTCCTTTATCGCAAAACTTATTTGTAACATCAAAACAGGAAATACCAACAAATGATATTGGAATGTTAATTAATGGTGTTCAAATACGTTCACCAATTTCTGACAATCAAATATTCTTTGGTTCTTTAGAATCAATTGATTTATTGAATGCTGGAACTGATTATGATGTACTGAAACCACCAATTATTGGTATTGAAACTAGTTCTGGTGTGGGTGCTGCTGCAGAGCCAATCGTTCGTGGAACTGTAAAAGATGTATTTGTA